CAGTTTTACGCCAAACTTGTTCGGCTCGTTGACAATCGCACCGCCCACGATCTGAGCAGCCAGCCGCACGCCGTTGAAGTCGCCCGCTCGATACTGCGCATACGACTCCTGCACCCCCTGCAAACCTGCGCCTAGCCCGACGTTGAACAACTGGTCGATCCCCTCTTTGCCCAAAGCCTTGCCTGCCAGCAACGCCTTAGCGGCCTTGGCTGCTGTCGCCACGTTCTTGAACGACGGCTTCATGGCAATCAGTTGCGGTGCAAGTGAACCGGCCATGGTGGCGAAAGGATGCACCTGTGCGGCGGCGGCACGCTCTGCCTGCCACTGTGCGGCCTGTTCTGGCGCAACCGTCTCGATAGCCTTGTTCTGTAGCCAGTCAGCCCCCATGGCGGCACCCACGCCGCCGATGATGCCACCCACGACTGCGCCAGCGGGTGCCAGCGGGCCGGTAGCAACGGCCCCGATGCCAGCCCCAACCGCCGCACCCGTGCCGATACCAGCCAGCGTAGGCACCACGCCAAATGCCGCCTCGCGGCCACCCGCCTTGAGTGCGCTTTCCTTCTGCGCCTTGGCAAGTGCATCCGCCGCCAGCTTCTCCTTGAACGCCAAGTCGCCGGGGTGAGTCGATTCAGGAATAAGAAGCCCCTGCCGTGGTGTGGGTGGCGCGGAGAGGGAACGCGCTTCCAAGGGGTCCACGGCAGGGGCGGGTGCGTCGAGAGTAAACCCCGAAGGAACGGCACTATCCGGCACATCAAGCGTGAAGCCCTGCGGCAACGATGCCGCCCCGGCGTCAGCCTGCAATGGCTCGTCCAGCGTATATCCTTCGGGGATGTTCATGGGTTAAGCGGGAATCCATTTGCCGCCAACAAACTTAATCTTCTTGCCGTCTTTGCCGGTCGCCGTCGCGCCTTCGGCTATGGCGGCGGTCTTCGGTGCTGACGCGGCTTGGTCGAGTTGCTTCAACTGGTCAGCGTAGAACGCCGCCAAGTCGTCGTTCGCGGCAGACATGGCCTCGCCATACGCTTTAGCCAAAGACTCGCGCACCTTGGCGGTGCGTTCCGGCGTCATGGCCATTTCGTCACGCTTCTTGGCTTCCGCTGCGGCAACTGATGCATCACCCATCACGTTCGCCACGTCGAGTTTGTTCTGGCGTTCAGCCGCGTTCTCTTTGGTTGCGTTCTCCGTACTCACACGCCGCGCATCCACGTTCGCCTGCCGGTCGAGTGCGGCTTCCCGCGTGCGGCTTGTACCGACAGGAGCCTTGTAGCCCGTATCCGCGATGAACGCCTTGCCACGTTCCAGTGAACCGGCCATGAACGCCTTGTAGTCGGCTGCGGCCTTGGCGTTTTGGGTGGCGTTGGTGTTGCCGAAAGTGATCTGTGAACGCGGTGTCTGTTGTGGGCCTGCGCCCGCACCGTCGCCAATGGCGCGTATCTGTTCCGGCGTGTAGACGGAGTTGGTCGTGGGGTTTGAAACCAGCGCCCCGCCATAGATGCTGTTTGTCGGGCCATTGCCTACCACAAACCGTTTCGGCACCATGCCGCTGCCCACCGTCATGTCGGGTGGCCCCATCTGTATGCTCGGTGCGCTAGATGTAGGGCGTACAGCCGGAGCGGGCGCGGTTGTTCCGGCCATGTACGGCGGCAATGCGGCGGGTGCCTGAGCATTCTTCCCATTCCAGATAACACTTGGAGCCGCCACAATTCCTCTACCGACTGCACGAGCCGACGTAGCGATATTGCCGCCGATGTCTGTACCCATCTGTTTCAATCCACCGCTGGCCGATTCAGCCATGTTGCGGCCCCACTGTCGCATAGTGCTGACCTGCGAATTAACGGGGTCCATGCCTGCGGGTTTTGGAGCAACCGCTACGGCTTGCGGCGTGGTAACAAGCCCCGCATCGCGTTGAGCGCGGAGTGCTCGCATTCGGTTGATGTAGTCTGCGTATTCTTGTGCGCTTGCCATGATGCACCTCGTTATGTTCTTACTACTCTAGTTGTCGTCGTTTGTCAATCACGGGAACCACTGGAAATGGAACTTGTGCAGAACGTGCCAAGCATCTCCAGAATCGTACACAGCCTCACGGTTCTCCCATCCGACCGATGTGGTTTCGTTCGTAATAGCCGCTATAATTGCATCCCACTCCGGTGCGTTAGTTCCTCCGACATCTACAGGCAACCCCTGCGCCAGTCCCTTCGCACGCTCCGACACGCCTATTTTCTTCCATGCTGGTAGAACGTCATCTTGAAACGCGTCCCATAAATCAGTGTTCCCCAATACTGGTTCATTTGTTCCACGCATCCATAATTCGTCGGATGATGCTGCATTTGTAACTTGTACATCGTATGACCTTGCTTTCCAAAATACAGAAGCAAACCAACGAATTATATCAGCACCGTAGTACACCACTAAATTGGTGTCGGGTTGGTAAACCCAGGCTTCAACCCAAGCTGCCACTCCCAAAACAAGATTGTCATATTCGTCGCTATAGTCATCGACAAGCACAAATTTCGATGCAGCATCGTTGTAAGCGTCTTCCCAACTCGTTTCTACCGCATCTCCAAGTCCCTCCATCCAGTACTGATTGGTCGCGCCCACGTCGTCCAATGCAACCGGGTATCCCATCCACACCATGTTGGACAACACAAGCGGCCAGAACCTAAACCCGTTCGTCTCGGTGGCGAGATTGAAGTACGGTGTTACCGCCCACCAATTAGTCGGCAAGCCACAACGAGCGAGAAGTCCCGTCCTTGTGATCGTCACATAATTTGTCGGGCTAAAGTCAGCATTCGTGAACACCCACTTTTCCACACCAGCGGGAAGGCTGGCCCATAAGATGTTTTTCGCGGCGTGGCATTTGGTTCTCTGCTTGAAGTAGTCACACCAAATGTTGGTAGTGGCGTAATTCGTCCATGCAGTAGGGCCAGCAACCACCGTCAACCGCTCCACTGCACCCGACAGCACTTGATTGCCCCTGTCGTATCCGCCCTGCATTGGCGACAACCACGACGGCCAGATATCCGCCAGAACCACGCATGGCAGCATTAGGATTATGAGCAACCACTTCATCCTGCGGCCCTCGGCACCACAACGTCTCCGCATTGCAGATTCTTGACGGCGGTGATGACGCTTGCTGCACACGTAACTTCAATCAACGGCCAAACCATCTTTGTCAACTGCTCGGTTGCGTTGAGCGCCGATTCCATATCGGTGCGGGTTCCAGAGGTCATCACGACAGCAGGTGTAGCAACGTCGATCTCAAGCCAGATGCACGTCGATGTCGTCAATCCGGTGTAAGTCAAGGACTCGCCCGTAAATGCTGCGTCACCCCAATGCACGACGGTCATCGGGCCGAGCCACACGTCGCCAGCCAGAACGGAGATGGCGGTGCTGCTGGTTTTGGTGGCCTTGAAGCTGAATGACAAAATCTCTCCATCGCCGCCACCCTGCACCATCTTCTGTGGTATCTGCCATCCGGCATTGCCCCACGTTTCCTTGTCCTGTTGTGTAGACACCATGGAACGCAAGACCATGATCTCGTTACGCAACGCCTGGATGTCTTTTTCTACACTCATGTGACGCCCGTTTCATCCAACAACCAATTCCCATTCGATATGGAAGTCACCCTATATCCGGCGTATCGCCCGTTTCCATGGCTTTCAACGCTTGAACCATCTTCGCCTCCATCGATGTACGTTAGCGCGTCTACATAACTGTGTTTGATACCAACGCTAAACGTGTAAGTAACGTCACGATACCAACGCCGTTCACGCCCATAAGCAGGCGAGAAAATCTTGGCGTACTCCCTGCTTTTACGTGTTTTGCCTATTTGCGTTGATTCGCCCCACGTAAAGACACCGCCATTGTACGGGTTCTTGGTAATGAAATAGTCTATCAGTCCGTACTTATTGGTCGTCTTGTGCAGCGTGTTATCGGTGCCATTGGTCAATGAAATGGCTGCAAGTGCTGCGCTGTATTCTATGCTTGTTGCGTTAATACCCCAAGACCACGATACCGTCCCATCGCGTGTGACATAGGTGCCAGAGTCGTATTGGTAGCTTGCCGTATCTGTGCTTGACTCGTAATCCCACAATGCAAAATCGTTCTTGCTCTTGCGCTTGACAGTGATTACTCCGGCGGCTGGAGTGACATTGGTGAGGTCGGGTTCTGACGTTGCATTCTTGACTTCCGTAGATACTTTTACGGAATCATTGGCGACTTCCGTTTCCGTCTCGAAAGCTACCCCATTTGCTGCCGATACAGCCGTGCGCGTATCAATGGTGATGTCCGTCAAGTTGTAGTCGTTTACCTTATTGTTGACGGAAACGATTGTGCCCGCAGACTGAGCGGACGGTATGGTAGCAGCATCACTATTGCGTTCGACGGAGCGGGTCGATGCCTCAAACGCCTTGCGCTCGTCGGTAGTTTCGGCATTAGTCACGTTCTGGACAGCGATGTCGCGTTTGCGTTCGACTTGATACGTGCCGTTCGGATTCTTTGCCAGTGTGCGCGTCTGCACTTCGCCGGTTGTCTTCGCAATCGGGAAGGTGGACGTTACTGTGGCCGCAAAGATGTTCTTGCCGATGTCGGCTTGGACTTGGCGGAACTTGTCTTCCACAACCACGTCCGCCAGCAACGTTACCTCTTTGGATACCGTTGTCTTTGCGGAAGTCTTAAACGTCCCGTTTTCGTTGGGGATGCTTTCGGTTTCAACCAGCGTGCCCGGTGTGGAGTATGCAACGTCAGTCAACGCAGCAGTGGCGGCGGTGTGGCGAACAGTATCCTCGGTGAGTTCCAATGTGTCAAGGTGCTGGTCGCTATGTGTGCCGTCTGTGCTGGCAGTCTGGTCGATAGCCAGCGCGTCACGCAACACTTCATCGAACGTGCCGTCATTGTTCTCACGCTTCTCCAACGTCACGACGTGGCCCTGTGTGGCCGCAACCGATGCGTCGTACAGGTCGGCGTCGTGGAGTTGCTTGCCCGACTTCTCGGTCACGGTTTCCGCCGCCGACACCTTGGCGTTGTGTACGCCGATTTCTTGAGTTTTCGCAACCGTCGTTTCGACTTCCGTGCGTAACGTGCCGTCCTCGTTGGGCGCGTTCTTAACGTTAGTCACCGTGCCCTGCGTAGTAAACGCCACGTCAGCGGCGGGTGCTGACGCTGCCGTGGCAACCACGGCGTCAATGGTCTTGGCGTCATCGTCGTAGTGGCGGTCGCTGTGCGTTCCGTCCGTGCTGGCGGTTTGGCTGGTGCTGGCCTCGTCGCGCACCACGTCGTTAAACGTGCCGTCTGGATTGACGCGCTTTTCGAGCCGCTTGATGTGGCCCGCTTCAATGGTGATCGGTTCGTAGACGTTTACATCGTCGATGTCCGTATCGTACAGATTCTTACCCACCACTTCGGTGACAGTCTTGGCCGCTGAGATTTCGGCGGTGTATTCCGCGATCTCCTGTTTGACGGCCGTGTCGGTTTCAGATATATAGTCAAAGTCGCCTGTCGCGTTTATGTCGCCAATAACCTTGTACGTGATACCCTGTGCGGCGGCTGTGGCGTCAGGAATGGTTGCGGCGTCCTTGGATACGGTGCGCGATGTGGTACTCGCCTTGCTGGTGGCCGATGTGTTGGTATCGGACATCGCAATGTTTTTAGATGCTTCCGTCGTAATCTCTGCCGTATCGCCCGACCAGTTGACGCGCTGTGTATAGGTGTAGCCTGCCACCGCGTAAGTCGCGCCAAGTGCCGTAATCTCCGCATCCAGCACGGTCTTTACGCGGTCTTTCGGCACGTTGATGATGACGCGGTTAGCGCTCAGCGCACGCTTCCCTGTGGCCGATACGCTCTCGAAAGCCGTCTCGCCCAATGCCCACACTTCGGAATATATTCCGCTTCCGTCCTGGTCCTGCGACGTGGTAATCTTGGTCTTGTACCACGTTCCGGTCAGCGTTTCGGAATTGACCGTCAGGGTAGCGGCGGTAACATCGGTGCGTAATGTGCGAATCGCCTCAAGTGCGTTGGGGTCGATGTTCACCCATTTTAATGTGACCGCACGGGTCGGCTGCTGAATGGCGGATGTGCCTGCCGGATGAGCTGTGCTTGCCGCTTGGGTCGTGGCCGCACCGGGGTTGGCGTTGTCCTCACCGATACGCGACACGTTGAGCGCGGTGTCAATGGTTGTCGCCATGCCAAGCGCAAGCGTCTCGCGCAGCGTAAAGCCGCTATCCGTCAACACGTCGTCAACGCTTACGATGCGAAATAGGCCGGGGTGGGCAATGCCCTCCACCTTGGGGTCGGTTTCCTTGCGACGTGCTTTGAGCGCAGCAATGCAGGCGTCACGATGCGCCTTGGGAATATTGCGCCACTCACGAATCAACCCGCCATCGGGCAAGAGGCCAAGAACGGATGAGTTCTTGAACCAATACGCCTTTTCTTCAGCAAGCAGAAACGTAAGGGTAGCGGTCTCGCTCATTAGGTGAGGTTCTCCGTGTCGGTAGTTTCTTCCGGCAGTGTACCGAACCGCGCATACACGTCGATGGATTGCATGTAGAGCCGTTGCGCCTTGGCGCACTCACGCTGGAAGCGTTGCCATGCGTCTTCCACGGGGTTAGCCGTGAACAGGTTGGTGTCCTGCAAGTAGAAGTCGAGGCCAGCCGACACGGCGTTGTAGTACTTGGAGTCGAGCGCAACGTCAGTCTGCACGTCGGCTACCAGCGTGACGGCCATGCCTGTGAAGTTCTGAATCTCCGTCAGGGTCCGATAGAGCGATTCCAGAAACGCCTGTTGGAAGGATGTGCTTTCGGCACTTGTACCGAACCGCACCGCCTTGGCTTCAAAAAGCTGCTGCGTGTTGATCGTTGTCGCCATGCGACACCCCCTTTACGGTTGGCGTTCGATGACGGGTATCGCGGTAACGGTTGCGCTGACAACATTAGTGCCGTGTGCGCCAGTACTAGCCGACAACACAAGCGCGTCACCTGCCAGAAACCGTTTCATACCAATGCTGTTTGTCGGGTACACCACATTGGTGCCAGTCACCGTTGCGCTGTAGAGAGTGCGTGCGGCTAGGATGCCGGACGTGGCTACCGTCACGGTAGCGGTGACTTCGGCGGGCTGCACGCCTATCTGTAAGGCGTTGATGTAGGCGTCAATCCTTGGCCCCGTGGCAGTGACGGCCACAGTCGATGTGGTCACACCAGAACAAATCAGAGGAGGCATGGCTTCCGGTTGCGCCCACGCGCACGAGGCCAAAATGCAGAGTAAGGTGAGGATGTACTTCATGATGATGTGCTCCTTATTGAAATTAATCCCCCGTTTGTAACGCGGCTGGGGGCTACCGCGCCGTGGTTACGGCATTACGGATTGCGTGTCACGGAAACCGTCACGCCATTCAAAACGACAATGACGTTTGTCGAACCGTCCGGCCCGTTGGTATAGGTGCCGCTGTAGAGCGTCACGGATAGAGCATTCGTCAGAGACGCCAGAGGAATGTTTCCGCCAATAGCCGCTCCAATAGACCCTGCCGCATTGGTCAGAGCCGCGACTGGGATATTGCCGCCAATAGCCGTTCCTAAGGTTCCAGCTGCATTCGTCAAGGTCGCCACGGGGATGTTACCTCCAATTGTCGATCCAAGTGTGGCCGCTGCATTGGTCATGGACGCAAGCGGAAGATTCCCGCCAATCGTATCGCCCAGTGTAGCTGCCGCATTGGTAAGAGCCGCCAGCGGCACGTTGCCACCTATTGCCCCGCCAATGCTTCCAGCAGCATTCGTGAGCGCCGTCACCGGGATATTCCCGCCGATGCTTGCGCCTACGCTGCCAGCCGCATTAGTGATCGAAGCGACCGGGATATTGCCACCGATTGATGCACCGACCGTTGTGGCCGCATTCGTTATCGATGCGACGGGAATATTGCCGCCAATCGTCGGACCAAGCGTGACCGCAGCGTTAGTAATCGCCGCAATCGGCACGTTTCCACCGATAGACGCACCGATACTGCCCGCTGCATTAGTGAGGGCAGCGACGGGCACATTCCCGCCGATAGTTGCACCCAGCGTACCTGCCGCGTTCGTAATGGCCGCAACGGGTATATTCCCGCCAATGCTTGCGCCAACAGTTTTGGCAGCATTCGTAATGGCCGCAACCGGAATGTTACCAGACACGCTTGCGCCAGACAGTGGAGCAGAAAGCGAGCTGATGACAGTCAGTTTGTCTACCCAAAGGGTAGCACTCGTACCGTCACTCAGGATTTGGTACGTCCCGATTCCGGTATAATTGCTGCCCACGCCAGTAATCAACGTATCGGTAGCAAATGACGTTGCACATGCCAACGCCAGACCAACAACGATCAACCCGATCTTGCCGTCCGCATTAAGGTCAATGCCTGACAGTTTTTCGAAGTTCGCCACGATCTTGCGAACGTAGGCCGCAAGGTGGTTGTACTGTTTCTTCAATTCAATCACGGCATCCTGATCCTCGGCTCGCGCCTGTTCGATTTTCTTTTCATCGCTCATGGATTGCTCCTTGGTAATATGCAGGGGAGCCGGTCTGCCCGGACTCCCCTACGGTTGTTTGCTTACGCTCCGGCATTGCCGCGCAGCGTCGAGGGCCGGTCACAGCCGGTCACGAACGACATGCGGATGCGGGCCTGCCACACGTCCGGGTTGTCCGACAGCACGTTGCTGGTCGTTTCCGGCTTGACGCGCCAGTACCAATACAGCTCGTTGCCAACGTCCTTGGCCGTCAGGCCGAAGTACGCCGTATCGGAACTCAGGTAGTCCCACACCTTGACTTGGAAGCGGTTCTCGTAGACGTTCTTGTCGTTCAGGAACACGCCGGGTTTCAGGTTGGAACTCATCAGGACTTCCGCCGTGTCTTCCAGCGCGGCTGGGACAACCAGCGTCTTCATCACGAGGGGCTTCTTGAGTCCGCGTTCATCCACGAACTTGCGGAAGTTCACGCGCATGGTCGCCAGCGAAGCCTGCGTCAAAGCAGACGCGGATTCCAAGTTGCTCCACGTTCCCTGCGACTTGTCCTCCATTGGGCGGGCCGAGTCAAACAGGTACATGCCATCGGCGCATAGCCAACTCGCACCCGTGCCGAAGCCCGTGTTGAATGGGTCGGCAGCGTAGTACTCCACCGTGTCCGTCGCGGACTTGGTGAGCGATGTGATCTGGCGTGTGATCACTCCGAACTGGTCAGTCTCGCGCAGCGACTTCTCAATGCGGATAGCCAGTCGGAAGTTCTCCGGCGTGTACGTGTTGTCGAATCCCTGAACCGGCTCCGCGAAGGGCAGCTTGTCCACGTCACGGTTTTTCGGCATCAGGCCGATACCCGTCACGTAACTGTGTTTCTCATACGCCTTCGAGGTCTTCTCGACGGTGTAGAACTGAAGCCCCTGAATCGGGGTCTTGAATGCGCGATCCTTCACGAACTTGAACTGCGAGTTCAAAAGGTCAGCGAAGTTTTCCTTCATCAACGTGCCGGGGGCACTGTAAGAAGGCGTAAGGGCAGATGCGGTAACACTCATGGTCATTCTCCTTGTACGTTATGCCTAGACTTACGTGTCGAGGACGGATTGCAGAACCTTGACCAGCAGGCGTCCGTGAACGTCGGCGGCGAGGTCAGTGACGGGTGAATTGTCGGCCATGATGCCAACCACGCGGAAACACGGGGTCGTGTTGTCAGCGGTGTCAACCGTGCAGACGTTGGACGTGACATCCAGCGAATGCAATGCGCCAATCGAGGTCGTCGGCACAGTGCCGTCCAACTCGTTCATCAGGAACACATGTTCACTGGTGATAACACCGACTTCAGCCTTCGTGGTCGTATCGCCGGGATCGTCTTGGTCCGTGAGGGCGTAGTATTTGCACGCCACTGAATCGGATGCCGCAGGGATCAAAGCCCCGGACGACACCGAAAGCAACTGACCCGCCTTCCAACTGTTGGCGTTCGTGATCAGAATGCTGACCGTTTCCATGACCGGCCCTTGGTAGAGAGCCGGGTTCACACTCGTAAGTGTTGCCATTGTATTTACTCCTGTTGTGGGCCGATGACATCACCGTCAGCGGTCCTCGTTTTGTACTCACTGTTGCTGCCCGTCTTTGCGGCAACCGCAGCGGAACGCGATGCTCCGGCTGCCTCCGCAAGATGGTCCTTGTGCGCCTTGTCCGGTCGCATGAACAGCGGGTCGCCCCTGTGGTTCACGCCACACGGCACGTAGCCTTCATCGGCATACCGGCCGGTTTCGGCAATGTTCTTGTCGCCGTAGAAGAAGTGCATCCCAACGGCTTTCACCCCAAGAGCCTTCTTCGTCTTTTCGACAAGGCGTGCTCTGTCATCGACATACGGCTGGCTAATCATAGCTGCCGGTGCTTCTTTTCTCGGTTTATCACTGATAATCGCAGGCATGTGTTACTCCAATGTGTCGTCGCGTTTTCCGTCTTTGACCGTTCCCGATGCTCTCAGATAAGCCATCTGCTCAGCCGTGTACTCGCCATCCTTGACCGACGAGGTCGGCGTGGTGCGTTGCCCATCCGCAATGTTGCCTCGCGGCTGCATCACGGCAGACTTCTTGCCACCGCCCATTCTCTTGGCCATCGCCAGAAGTTTTGCTTCCGGCAGGTCGGCAAGTTCGGGATCGGTCTTCAACTCATCGACAACGGAACGAAGCGCAGGGTCGATCTGGCTGGCGCTATGCTTGGCGATTTCGCCTTGAATATAGGCGTCCCGGTTCTGCAAGACGGTCGCAAACTCCTGACGGAGTTGCTTGAACATCTGCTTAACCATGGCTGGATTCTCAACGAGTTTGTCGTCATCCACGGCATCCATCCAGTCCTTGACTTCTTCTTCCTTCTTCGCGGTCTGCATCTGCGCCAGCGTAGCCATGCTCCCCTTCAACTCAGCAAGTTGCTGGCTGAGCCGGGTGAACTCGGCCTGACGCTCCTTGATAGCAGCCTCGGTGTCCGCCAGGGCTTTCTCTTTCCCTGTCGGTGCCTGCGTTCCAGTGTCGGCGGTAGTCTCTTGCGAGGCCGCGTCCACCGCTGCGTCCACTACTTCGGCAGGTAGTTCCTGTTCGGAGCCTGCGTTCAGCGTGTCGTCGCTCATCAGTGTCTATCTCCTTGTTCATCCACATCCACCACGGACGCGGAAAGTTTTTCCTTGCGGAGCGTCTTCTGTATCTCCGCTTGATCCTTGATAAATCGTATGGCCTTCAACTTGGCCTGCCAGCCCTTCGCATCGTCCGCCGTTTCCAGCGCCGTGCGGTGTCGTTCAACCAACTCATTCAGAAACGGGACCATGTACTTTTCAAAAGACTCGGATGCGTAGAACTCCACAAACCCGCGTTGAAACTCGTCGTTATCGAAGATGCTCATTGCGTGGCCCCCATCGCGCCAGCCATCGCATTGCCGGTCGCCTCACCCTCGGTCTGATTGCCTGTCATAGCGTTCGGCATCTGACTGGCCTGCGCAGCCATCATGCCTTCAACCTGTTTGAGGTATTTCGTTTGGTCGATGTGGCGGATCAGGATTTCGACGTTGGGGTTGGTCGCTTCCGCGCCCTTCCACCGCATACGTTCCGATTCATGGCGGGACAGATGCACGTCATGCGCCTCGCCTTGCTGCGGGGCCACTACGGTACCGCTGTCCAGCATGGCGCGGTTCTCGTGGTCGGCCAGTTGGATAGCGTCCTTATTGCCGTTCGGCTTGAACCACTGGCTCACGTCCAGCCCCTTGACGATCTTTCCGAACACGTCAGCACCCACTTTCGGCAAGTCCATTACCGGCGCAAAAAGTGGAACGAGTGTCTGAATAGCCTGTGTCATAGTTTGGATGTTGAGGGCATTCTGTTCGAACTCGTCCACAAGATTGATTTCAACGTCGAACTCCCCGAACAACACGCCGGGGTTGATCTTCCGCTGGATGTTCTTCTCGGTGATCGACAGCACCATGTCGTTGTCGCCGTACAGGTGCCACAGCCCAAGGTTCTTGCGGGCGTGGAACTCCAAGAAAGTGTGCAGTACGTACTTGGCCAACATGATGTGCGGGTTAGCACTGTTCTGGCTGACGATGCTTGATTCCGTGGCTGACGTACGCGCACCCGCGTACTCGCCCATCAACGGCTTATCGGTGCCAGCCGCCCGGTTGGCATCATCGTCAAAGTATTGCAGGTGCAACAGACCGTTCTGTTGGATGTCTTGCACGGAGAACTCGGTGACGGAGTTTTCCTTTTCAACCCAATATACCTTGTCTTTGCCGAACCGCAGATTGTTGGTGAACACCTCGCCCTGAATACACTTGAGCGGCTTGTTGTTCTGCAAGGTGCGGTTGTCAATCAACTGCTGGCGTGTGGTGCATTGCTCCTCAAAGTCACCGCGCAACGCCTGGGCGTACCCGAAGTGGTAGAGTTTCCCGTTGTCGTCGGGCAGGCAATGCAGCATTTCAAACGGCCACTCGTCGTCAGGGTCGGGGTTGCGTTCGAACCGAACGCACTTGGCCTCGCCAAGCGAGTTGCCCACAAACGTCAACCACCACTTCTGCTGCGGGGCCGTCTCATCCCATACGCCGTCATCGGTGATTGGCAGGTTGATGTAAACGTCGGTCGTCTTGAACAACCCGGTGTCCGTGCTGTTCGGTTCGGAAGTCAGACCGGCTGAAACGGCACGCTGTGCCTCAAGTTCGCTGTCGTCGCGTGAACCGCCCCACTGGTCGGCCATGGTCAGTGATCCGGTATTGAGATAGAACCCGTTGGCGATTTCGTTCTGCTGAATCGTGGAAAGCGGCACGTAGTCATCCACGCAAATGCAACTCTGCTTCTGGATACTGCCCACAGCCGGGTCCGCCCAAAAGTTCTCGATGGGCACGATGCCAAGCGACGGCTGATTCTCCACCGTCTTCAAGCCATCCTTGAACTCCCAACCCGTAATCTCAGGGTCTTCGTTCTCGCCTGCCGGTGGCCCGTAAATCGGGGTGCGTTCAATCCGCCGCGCCTTGTGGCTATTCCATCCCACGCACACGGGATAGTTGCCGTACTTCATCAACAGGAAAATCAGGTCAATGGATTTGCGGTCGAAGTTGTCTTTCTTCCGCGCCCACCTCGCTAACAGGTTGTGCTGGTCGGCCTGGTCATTGGCTTGCTGTTCGCTAGCGAATGTGTCGCAACCGTAGATCGGTGTGTACTTGTACGGGTCGGGCTTGGATTGCAGAACGGAAACGATTTGTGCCGTGAGTGTGCGCACTTGCCGGAAGAACAACGTACTGCCCTTCTTGTAGGATTTGGTGAGAGTCAGGTCGCGTGTCTCGGCGGTCTGAGTACCCTGTCGGTCGGTGCGAATCCGCTCGCTCTCACGCATGGCGGCGTTTTGGCCAGTCTTATACATCTCATCCGCAAGACGCCAAATCTCCTCGTACGGTGCGCGATTGGATTTGTTGTGCTCGTAGGCGGATGCCGCTTGCGACTGAGCCTTCGCGACCAAATCCTTGTTGTCTGCGAAGTTAATGCGGGATGGGTTGTCGGTCATTGGTGACGCGGCAACCGCATCTGACTCTATCGGTTCGGACTGGTCAATATCGTCAAAAGCGACTACTTCGTCATTCATGGTTGTGTAGTTACCACAACATTCTGACGAACGCAACACTTATTTTCGGGCATGAAAAACCCACCGCGTGGTCCGGTGGGTGTCAGGTGTCGTTAAACGACACCTGAAAAGCGGACTGGTTAGTCCGTTACTCGAATATTACAGGCATAATCAACGCCTCCTTGACCATCCAGAACTCGCCACCCAGGTTGTGCATACCGTCTGCGAAGTCGGGGCATTGCACCATGCAGCCGACGTGTTCCGGTAGAAAGTGCTTGCACTTCGGCCCCACTGCCAGTAATTCAACGAAGTTCGTGTCTTCCTTGATCTGGTCTGGCAGCACGATGTAGTCGGGGTCAGGCCGCTCGCACTTGCGCACCAGCATGAACGTTCCGATGGGCTGGATGTGGTCAACGTGGATCGTCTCGCCCAATGTTACGGCGGCGGATGCTTCAGACTCCACGGTACTCACCTTCTTCGGTTTGCTCATATTGTCCCTGCTTTCTGTCTTCTCCGGTCCATGTCTGCGTGTAAACGTCACCCCGATAGCGCAACGGGATCTGGCAGGCGTATGCCAAACAAGTGCACCCGTGATCGTCCTTCTTCCTTGGGCTTTCCTTTGGGTTCTTGCCTTCTTGGCGTCCGCGCCATTCCTCATACACCCACCCGCTAACCTCCCGTATCAGGTTGTGGCAACTGCGGAATATGTAGATTTTCGACCGGCCCCGCACCTTCTTGTTGTACGGGTGCATGGCCGTGTAGTCAACGCCGAACAACTCCTTGAGGATCGGAAGCCAGTGTTGCGACAACTTCATGCTGGCCGCACTCACCGGCAACCCGTGCATCCGGTACAGCCAGCCATAAGGCTTGCCGCTGTTCGGGTCTTTCAACCCGAAACTGCGCCCATCCAGAACCGTCTTGGCGTACCACTCACCCGTCTGGTGCTCCTCGTACATCTGCATCGACAACCCGCTACGCTGGTCGTCAAGCATCTGCACTTTGTGCCGGGTGTTACCGCTCATGCTGATTACGTCCTTGACGTTCTCGGCAACCAGCTTGCCCATCGAGTACATTTCACGGTACACGATGATCGTGCTGCCGAAGTCGGGTTCAGGTGGACTCACCGCCAGCCACAGGAATGCAGTCGGGTTGTTGATCCCGTGATCGCCCGCCCGATACCGTGTCCAGCCTTCCGGCACGGAGAAGTCGTCTATGATGTGAATGGTCGGCTCCCATTCGTCGATCACAAGGCCGCTCGTTTGGTGCCATTCGCCCATCACCCTAGCCCTGCCCTCCTTGAGCATCTTGTGGTTACGCACCCGCGTCGGCTCGTGAATCCACTTCTCGAACGCCTTCTTCTTCTCCGTCTCCGGGTAAATCCAATCGGGCACATCAGCTAGACTCGTGTTGTAGCAACTGATCGTGTGCCCCTTCTTCTCGCTGCCCGTGAACAGCTTTTGCAGCCAACCACCACCACCCGTATCCGGCCTACCGTCCACCTTGTGCGGGGTCAGCGTGAAGTAGTGGCTACCGCGCAGCGTGCGGGTACGCTCGTCCACGGCGTTGAAGATGTTCTCAGGCGGCTGCTCGTCGTACAGGAATCCGTTGTAGGCGTCCGACTCGAAGTTGGCTTGCGCCTGCGAGTAGGCGTGCATCTTGAGCCGAGTCCCGCACTTGAGCATGACGTGGGGGAGTCGGTCGAAGTTTGGTTCACCCTTCGGCCTACCACGCCCCTCACGCTTGCCGCTCACCCCATACTGGCCCAACTGCTCGTCGGGCATGTACTCCTTGACACGCGGCCACACCACCGACTTGATATGGCTCCACTCGTATGAACCCATGCCGAACGTCATCGGTTGGTCTTCGCCCTGAAACCGACGCCACTTGATCCCGTGCTTCTTGAAGATGGGCCACTCCGGGTCAAGCGGAATAATGCCGGAAAGCAGAGCTTTGACAACCCCGCACGTCGTCTTGCCCACGCGGTTTGGGGCGACCAACCCTACCACGTCATGCGTGTCCCAGTCGTTGATGAAGTCCAACTGCTCCTTGCTGTTCGGCGCGAAGTACTTGATCTTGTTTAGCCGCCAGTCTTCCAACAGCCGGTTGAACTCAGCCAATATGTCGGGGTGCGCCTTGAGCCAGTCGTGATCGTAGGTGTGTATGGTGAGGCCCAAGAACAACCGCCTACGCCTAGAGTCAGTGACCTTGGCCATCAACTCCTTTTGGCCAAGATACCATTCGTAATCCATGTCGGCGTAGGTCTTTCCGTCAACGTGGAAGGTGTATAGAAACTTGTTCATTCTGGAAAGTTGATGTGTCCGCCTTCACCGCTGCCATCGTACACCCGTTCGTCGTCGTGTTCGAGTTCGTACACTTCTTCTAACGCCGCACCAATGGGAACGCCAAAGACGCTTCTTCCGCCACGCTCGTCAGGAAGTCGGAAAATGTTAAGTGTTGATACATCGCGTGCGTGTGTTCCTCGTCTAGGGGGGCGTTTGTTCATGGGAACTCCCTCATGCGGGTTTTAACTCGAAATCACACAACCACTCGTCAAACCGTTTCCCGTCAGCCCACCAGCATACGTGATATGTGATCCCGTTCCGGTTCAGCGTCATGCCGATGACGTGCCCGTAAATGTCTTTGACGGTGGCAATCTCCACCTTGTCGCCAATGCCGTATTCGAAGTCGATGGTTGTCATGCGGGTTTTGTTTCGACATCCGTCCGCAGGATAAGTGATCGGTCGCCCTTGTCGGCAGACAAGTCGTAGATGTGTGTGTTGTATTCTGACTGGCGCACCCATCCACCCCGGCAGTCATAGAATGATCCACGGAACATCTTGGCCTGCACCGGGCCTTCAGCAAACGTCCGCATGGCATCCTTCTCGAAATCGCTCTCCGGCGTGATTACCAGTTGCACTACCCCGTCTTCGATGTATATTGCCGTCTTCATCCTACCTCCCACAGCACTTCTTGAACTTCAACCCGCTCCCGCACCGGCACCGCTCGTTGCGGCCAACCTTCCGGTAACCCGCATGGTTGTTCACCGGAAGCACTTGGAACTTCCGCTTCGTAGCCGGGTGGCGGGCAAATACCCTCTCCTGCACGATGGTGCAATTTCCGTCGCCAAGTAATTTGTCGTCCCATTTGGTGACGATGTCGGTTGTCATGGCAAGTACCTACCCAACGCAAATCCCAAAGCAAACGCCAACAACACCAGCAAACTTGCTATCACGAAGTTTGACCACTGAAACTAAGGGTGGCAGATCGGACAGTACGGGTCGTGGCAGTGGTTCATCGTCGTATCCCTCCAAACAATCCTTGGAATATGTCGCCAGCGTCAAACGACTTGTCCTTCTTCGCCTCATCCCACACCAAATCAAAGAACCGCCGCAGTGTCTCAGGCGAAAACGCTATGGGGCCTGTGATGAATCGCGGGTTGCGCTGCACCAACAACCGCCATAGGTCGGGCTTGGTCATTCCGCACCCTCCCTATACCTTTCAGGTATCTCCATCGGCTTGGCCACCCGGCCGCTCTTCGCCATGATCTGCTCTCGCGCTTTGTCCAACGCCGCAGTCCAACACGCCGCACAACATAGCGAGTTGTTTCCCAACTGCTTCCCGCAGAAACACCGCGTCGTGCGGTTGCGCCTACTCCGACGTTTCCTACACCGCAGGCAGCGTCGGCCTGGACCGTTAAATGGTCGTTCACAGTCGATGCAGATTTTGGAGACACCCACCAACCCGCCGCCTTCCGATGGGGCGATATGGACATCAAGCCGCTTACAATCCCCGGTCGGTTGGTCTTGTTCCGTCGCCACGGGTTGATGGATGTCGTCGGTCATGGGTAGGTTTGTACCATCTCCACCCAACACACGCAAGAACTATTTGTGACTTTCTTTTTAGTCACTTCCAGTCTACATCCGGATTTATGGAACCAGTCTCTTTGTGATGGGGGCGGGGGTGTGACTTACCCCGTTGTCGTACAGGGCAGTTGCGGACGGCGTGGGGGTCTGTTAGAGAGTGAGACTGAGGCACCGGGGCAAGACCCCCGCCCGTCTGCGCCAATCACCTGTGCGAATCGCACACCCGCAACGTCGCATAATAACGGGTATGTCTTCTAGCAACCCTGCACTTTGCTGGCAAATCTGCACAATCGCCCGAAACCCACCACAAATCACAAGGCAAACCACAACCTGTAGTGTGTGCGAGCGTGCAAAACGTGCGGATCGCAGGCTGCTCCAAGTGCGGCTGGTGCGGGGAGAGAAGTGTCTCAAGTGTCTCACACAATGAGACATGTGAGACACTACTGCACCCTTCCCCACACCCGAAACCGCCTATAGTCTACAGACTTGGTAGACTATCCACACCCCGGCCACCCTCTGCGCCCCACACCATACACTCTACGCAGGCCGCGACCGGCCGCGACGCTTGCCTACATCCCACCCCTTACACTCTGCACGCTACTCGGCTGCCCCCTGCGCCCTGCACGCTACGTTATGCGGATCGGCTGCACGGGCGACGTGTGCGGGGTGTGCGTAGACTGCGCAGGGGGGATGCGGCTTTGCGCCGCTCGCTTCGCTCCCTTGTGGACTGTCACCAATAACTATTACAGGGTTCGGGTTTATTTGTCAAGCGTTTATTTTTGGGGTGCTGGAATGCTAAGGTTTGAGTGTGTTTTGTTTCTACGTGTAGAAACAAGGAAAACAATTTTATAGATTTTACGTACACACAGAGTGAAGAAAATCATACAATTTGCCCATTAAAAAATGTTAAAATATGGGGTAGACAAGAAATGGGAGGTGTGTATAATAGGGGGCAGAGTAACACAACAAAGCCCGGAGGCAGGGCGATAAAGTTGCCAAGGAGACAGCATGACAACGACAGAGACAACGACACGCAAGGGGCGGATAATCAGCGTCAAGGTTATCACGCGCACGGATACCGATCCCGACGCCTCATATCTGGGCGAATACAGCAATACACCCGGCAAGGGTGCGATTGACCGGCAGGCACGGGGCGACATGGAACACGGTCAATACCGTTATTTCAATCCCTCCATGACTGGCGCGGAGACTGGAAACATGGAAAGCCCGGAGCAGGATTATCAGCGCATGGAAGCGTTGAACCGTGGCGACTGGGGTTATGTGGGCATTATTGCCGAGGCTGAAGTTGTGTTGCCAGGTTCAAACGTAGTCCAGAAGATCAAGTCGGGAGGTTTGTGGGGTGTCGAATCGGATAACAGCAAGGAATATCTTGAGGAAATTGCACAAGAGGAGTTGCGGCAGTTGGGCAACGAGTTGAAACAGCTTGGATACGGGCGCAGGGCGATTACAGCGACTTTGGCAATAGCGGAACGGGTCAATAAGTAGAAAACTCAACAAAACAAGAGAAGGGCAGGATAACAACATGGGCGAATATGCAATACGGCAGAGCGACGGCGAACAAATCAAGATCGGAACATGTGAAAACATGTATTACCTCCGGTTTGAGGACCGATACAAGGTAACGAAAGACCCGCACAGCTTAGACCCGACCACGACAACGGGTCTTTACTGGCGGTTGCCTTTCCCCGATGAGGATGACTTGCGCCCCGGCGATTACAAGGACTATGCACGGGGTTTCAGGCTATACAAGACGCGCAAGCCCGAGCCTTCGGGCTTCGCCGGTCACGATGACTTCGCCCCGTCCGAAATTGCCGATAATCCCGGCATCATGCAGCTACACAATGAAAGCGGCCTGTTAGTCAACGTCAAATGCTATCATGGGATCAAGCTCCCCAGTGAAAGCACAGACTTCAAGGTCTGTTGGAATGGCAAATCGTGGCACACTGAATTAGCCAGCATCAAAAATTGTGCTGACGGCACGTTGCGACCTGTTGTCCATTGCCGGTTCTGCCGACATGCATGGTCGTTTGAGTGGGCCGAGGTGCTGCCGTTTGTCGATGACGTGGCCATGCGGACGCGGTTGGAAGCGTATGCTAAGCATGGCGTAAAGCGCAACGCCTAACCCCGAAACCGGGCCGTGCCCGGTCGCCCACTGTGCGGTGGGCCTGATGAGAGGGCGACAACAAGGGAGGCTATGATGGACACTCTGGCGATAGTGGGCGGATTTGTGGCGGCGCTGGTCGCCCTTGCCGTGTCGATGTGGGGAGCTTTTGGGGATATGGGGTAACATGACCGCCCCCGCCCTCTACGCCGTGCGCAGGATGCACGCGGGCACGCCGCCAGGACTGGCAGTGTGGCAAGCGGCCCGACGTTACGGCGTAGACACGCGCACCGTGACGGCGGGCATACCGCACCGGCGGAAGGCTAAGCCCGTGCAGGTAGTCGGATGGTGGAATAAAGAGGACTAACCGCAAAAGGGAATCGACATGCAAACCATATCCAAAGCGACCATGGAAGGCTTGGAACTGCCGTTTGTCACCCCACTTGACGCATACGGCACCGCGCATTACTGGCAAAGTGGTGCGGCTCTCAAACTTAAACCCGGCATGGAGTACATTACCAGCGATGGCGAGGGTATTTTCCGGTTTGAAGACAACCCGGAGGATTGCGAGCTTGTGGCGTTGATAGTAAAGTAACCGCGAAAGGGCACCAACCTCGCACGGCGCACCCCCACAAGGTGCGCCTTTTTTATGGCCCTAACCGAGAAAGGGCCACAATCCGCAACGTGCCACGGCATTGCACCTGGCGCATTTGCTGGCGGATGAGTCGAAACCGCGAAAGGGCCGCTTTCCGCGAAAGGGAGTCGGCCACCATAAACCAGCACGGATAGTTGGCCGTGCGGCACATTATTCCGTAGCCTCGTGCCATATCCACTCCAATCCGGGGAATTCAACCTTGCACTGCGCAAAGGCCAACTGTGCGCGTCCGTGGCTGTGCAGTTTGTAGCTTCCCTTGCACTCGTGGCAGGAAACTGGTCTGCCACCATCGAAAACCACCCAGTCGGGGGTGTATTTGCGGGAATTCGCCATTTTGAACGTCAACGCCTCGTATCTGGCGTCCATTCCCGCCAAGTGCTCAGCCTTGTAACGCAGTTCCGTCGAGTTTGGCTGTCTAGGATGCCCTACACGGGCTTTGCTGGTCTGGACGTGTCCACCAAGTGAAGGCAAGGGGGTGATCGTGTCAGGACGGATAGGTTGCGCCTTGGTTGCGGGGATTCCAGTAGAACAGCCCGCCGTGAACCCAGCGGGTAGTCGGCCAGCCAACGGGCAGGATGTGGACGGGTGTCCGCTTAAACTGAATTGACAATCCTTGCACACCATGACCATCTACACCTTTACACTTTGCGCCGTCACCCGACTACATTCTATATGTGTATGTAATGTACTGTGCACGCGTGCGTTTTTCGTGCGGGTCACTTCCGCACATTTTTCGCACGCTTTTCTAGTTCTGCCGCCTTGGCTTCCGCACGGGTGATCCTCATGCGCAGAGCGTTCAACGCCCGTTCTTTGGCCGGTTGTCCGTTGTGGCGGTCCCAATTCGGGAAGTTGACGCCGTTGTCGTCCTCGGTAAGCCAACCCACGTCGCGCATGGCCTCGCCTATTCCGGCCACGCCAGCGGCGAAAGAGACGGCTTCGGCGTCAATGTCGGGTACAAACCCCGTAGACGTGGCATCCTCAGCCCATTCCCACACCTGCATACAGCAGGCGGCGGCGTGTTGTGGGGTGCAACTAAGAAGGCGTGCGATCCGCATGACTTCCGGCTTGCGCACGAGTCCCTTTT